GAACGATGCGGGCAAAAGACGCCAACGTGCGTCAGGCATTGCTCGATCTCATCGGGCCACAGGGAACAAAAGCCCAGCCGGGGCCAACATACGGCATCAAATCCCATTCATGGGCGGCACTCGCTGTGGCCGTTTACGCAGCACAAAACAACAACAACAAATAAGAAAACATAAATATGAAACCAACAACTGAAAACGTAACAATCAAAGCACCTAACATCGTCAAGGCACGATTCAACATTGTGGGCACGGCACCTTATATTCAACTCCGATTTTCGGAGAAGGCGATCAACACGATGATCGAAAAACACAAGCTCGGCAGCCAAGCCAACAAGAAAAAAGCCAAGGAAGCGCGCGACTTTGATGCAGACTTCGTGGCAGCAAAGCACGTCAGCAGCGAGGGATGGGAAGGCATTCCTGCCGGAGCATTCCGCAACGGACTGATTTCGGCCTGCCGATTGGTAGGGTTTAAAATGACGCTGGCCAAGCTTTCAATCTTCGTCGAGGGCGATGGATTCGATAAGATTGATGCGGTTCCGCTGATTAAGATCAATGGAACATCGGAACCACATATTATGCACGCTCGGAATGCAACCGGCGTCTGCGACATCCGGGTGCGTGCGAAGTTCTGGCCTTGGTCGGCAGACATTAACATCAGCTACGATTCCGACCAGTTCACATCTACGGACGTTGCAAACCTGCTTCAACGAGTAGGTCAACAAGTGGGAATCGGTGAAGGTCGCCCCGATAGCAAAAATTCAGGCGGCATGGGCTGGGGAACATTTACCTTAGCGAACGACTAATATGAATTTCGCCACGGCGACAATACAACCCGCAGCGGATTCCGTGGAATCCGACTGCAACCCTACGCAGGCGTGGCAGGGCTCGGCGAGGCAGGGCGGGGCTTGGCTGGGCACGGCAAGGCAGGCGAGGCGTGGATCGGAACGGCAAGGCTTGGCAAGGCACGGCAGGCGGGGCGCGGCGTGGCAGGGCTGGGCAAGGCAAGGATTGGCAAGGCACGGCAGGCTCGGCAGGGCATGGCGTGGCGTGGCTTGGCTCGGCAAGGCAGGCAAAGCACAAACCGCAGCGATAGAGCGGGGTATAAGTGGATCGCAAACAACAAACAAAAATAGAAAATGAAACTGATAAAACAAGAAAACGAGATCGAATCGAAAAACGATGAGATCAAAAAACAGTTGGAAGCAATCGCGAATCGTCCCGCAGGACTGAACCCGCGAACGCTCCTAACGGAAGCAGCAAACCCACTTAGCAGTCTGCACAAATACTTTGAGTGGGACGACACCGAGGCCGCTCTCAAATGGAGGGAGGCGCAAGCCTACGATCTTATTCGTAGGATCAAAGTGGAGATCACAACATCGGATCAAAAGACGCTGACGGTTCGCGCTTTCTGGCCTATCAAACACGTCGAGGAAGACGGCACAATCGACAGCGCAAAACGAGGGAGCTTCATGCTCGTCTCAAATATCATGGATGACAAGGAAGCCACAAGGCAGGTCATCGAAAACGCAAAAAGCGAACTGACAGCATTTCAAGTGCGATATTCAAAACTTGCAGAAATCTTTGAGTTCGCCGGGTTGTTCAACGAAATTCAGAAAATCAAATCAATATGAAAATAACAAAAGGAAAACAACAACGCGCGCAGCGCGTAGTAATATACGGAGTGGAGAGCGTAGGCAAATCAACATTCGCGGCCAAATTCCCCAAGCCGCTATTTCTCGACATCGAGGGCGGCACTAGCCACCTAGACGTGGATCGTTGCGAGATCAGCGCTTGGAAGCAACTCACGGACGCTCTAGCCGAAGCCAAAGCGACCGAATACAAGACCATCGTCATCGACAGCGCAGACTGGGCAGAGCGCCTGTGCGTTGAAGACCTACTGGCTTCGACTAAGAAAACTAGCATCGAAGATTTTGGCTTCGGCAAGGGGTGGGTTATGGTCGCAGAGCGCATGAGCCGGTTCTTGTCATCCGTTGATCAGTTGATTGACGCCGGCAAGAATGTGGTAATGATCGCTCACAGCAAGATCGTCCGCTTTGAAGCGCCAGACGCGCTCGCAGCATACGACCGATACGAGTTGAAACTCAGCAAACAATCAGCGCCGTTGCTCAAGGAGTTTGCTGACGAGCTTTGGTTCTTGCGTTTCAAAACCAAGGTAAGCACGACCGACAGCGGAAAAGGAAAAGGTATCGGGGGCAAGGAGCGTATCCTGTTGACCACGCACTCCGCAGCCTACGACGCCAAGACACGATCCGGCCTTGCGGAAGAACTCCCGCTAGAATGGGCATCGGTCGCGCACTTGTTCGAGACAACGGCGCAAGCCCCAGTCGCACCAACTGCAACACCCCTGGAGAGCTGGGCAGGACGACTCGCAGAGCATGAAGGCGCAGTAAACCAGTTCCTGATCGCTCGCGGCGTCCTTACAAGCGAACAGACTTGGCGCGACTGCGCGCCGGAATACCTGGAGCGCGTTGCGCTTCGCGTCGATCAATTCGTCAATACGGCGGTCGAATGGAGGAAGGCGAACTCGTGACAAATACTACCCATTATTTGCAACGGAACCTATACCTTAAATATTTGTAACAAAATGAGTAAAGAAATATCACCTTCAACGCTTCCCAAACTCGCAGAATGCGCTCTCTTCGATGGCGCAGGCGGAACGAGTGCGGCAGCGGAGCGCGGAACGGCGGTCGATCTTGCGATCCGAAACCTGATCTCGGCAGAGCATGACGTGGCAATAGTCGGCGAAGACGCCGGAGCTATTACCTACGGAGTCGAGGAACTGACACGTCTTGCAAAAGGATCGTTTGTCGAGACTCGCGAGGAATACCTTGCGATGGCAGTTCCTGGACTATCCAAACTAGGCACGGCGGATGCAGTCTGCAAAGATCAAAAATGGGTCGCCGACATAAAAACAGGGCAGGTCAGAAATTATAGAAATCAGTTGATGGCCTACTCATTAGCTTGCATGGAGGATAACTTTGAAATGTCATGGACTGCTCATGTTATCTACGTTGATCAAGCTATGATCAGATCGTATGATTTTACATACGAGGAAGCCAAACAGGGGACGCAGAGAGTTATCGACCGCGCAACAAGTGCGGATGCGAAGCCTACGCCTTGCGAGTATTGCAGCTGGTGCAAGCATTTTAACAACTGCCATGCCATCGTTAGGCAGGCTGAGAGTGCTATTGCGCTTGTCCCAGAGGCAACCGGCAACAGCATCGAGGCGATAAAGGATCGCATCCTTGCAACGCCGGAGTCGCTAGGGTCTTTCATTCGCGAATGGAAACTTGCGGAGAAAGAGATCGCGGAGCCGCTACTCGGTCACCTTAAAACCCGTCTCGAAAGCGGGGACGAGGTGGCCGGCTGGAAACTCACAAGCGTAAGCGGCAGGAGGTTTGTGGAAGCTGAAGCTATCGCAAAGGCCTCCGAAGGTATCACGAAAGAGACACTAATCTTAGCCCTTGGCGGTAAGATGTCAGAAAAGAGTTATCTGGAACTTTGCGCCAATAACGGCGTAGAGCCAGATACAACGGCGATCAAGGCCGGAGCGCCGACAACGCAACTTAGACAGACCAAGATCAAATAATTTCCTCGCCAACCTACAAAGGCCCGTCCCGTAGGTGCAGGGGCAAAGGGGGCAGCGCATCCCAAAAAACGCTGACCAACAACAACAAAATAGAAAATACAAAATGCCAACATATAAAGCATCAGAACCTAAACAAGCGGCCATCTACTTCGTAGAGCCTGGAACATACGAAGTCGAGATCATCAAGGCTGTCGAGAAGACAAGCCAAGCCGGAAACCCTACCATAAAGCTCGACGTTCAAGTCATCCTTGAAAGCGGCATCGAGGGGCCGAAGATGTGGGAACACTTAACTTTCACGCCCAAAGCAGCGTGGAAGGTCGACCAAGTGCTTTCGAGTATCGGTCGGGCCGTAGTGCCAGGTGAAGACGTAACGGTCGAAGCCGAAGACTTGATAGGAGAGAAGGGTGTCTGTCTCATTGGAGTCGAGGCAGGCCAGACAAACCCAGAGCATCAGTTTAATTGCGTTGAGCGCTGGTTGTTCGGTGACGAAAAAGCAAAATGGCTCGGCAACCGGCGCAAGCCAGCGGCCAAAACCGACAAGCATATCGTAGCCAAAAGCAACGGATACGTTGCTCAACCCGCCGACGAAACCGACGACATTCCGTTTTAATAAATGAACGGAACTCTCTCTCTCCGGCTGTGTATTTGTATGAATGACTGTCCTGTTGGCCTACGTCTCGAAAGGGGCGATCCCTTGCCAGTCCACCAGCACACATACGATGACACGCCGGAGGGGAGAGCACTCGCGGAACAACACCTAGAAAGAATAGAAGACTATGTTCGAAGGCATCACAAGACTACTAAATCTCACAAGACTTGTTAAAGAACAGATGGCTGATCTTGAATTACTCGTAGAGTTATTAAACATTCGCATCGAGTCATTGACCGAAGAGAACGACCGACTCATAAAAGAAAACAAGGCGCTCCGCCAATTCCTATCCGGACAAGATGAATAAACAAGAATGGCGCGGGTATCCGCTCCGGTGCTGGCCTAACCACCAGGATGACTGCTACCGTTGGGACTGGGAGATCCAGATCGACGGAAAGTGGCTTGAGGTTGTTACGCAGGCTACAAGGTGGATTGAGGATGAGGCCGAGGAGACGTTGCAGCGGTATCTCGAAAGAAAGAAAACATGATCCTCTCACCCGACTTCCCTGACCATTACAAGACAAAGATACTGCTACGCCTAGCCGGTCACGCAGGTGTATTCTCGCTCTTGAAACTCTGGTCGCAATGCCAGTTCAGAAAATGCGAGCGGATAGAAAAGCCAGCGGCAATAGTCGCAGCTATTGCCGACTGGGAAGGCGAACCAATGCAACTCGAAAATGCGTTGATCGAAAGTGGGTATGCAAGGCGCGAAGGCGATGCGCTTGTGTTGCACCAATGGCAGGATCAAAACAAGCGTTTATTCTCGAATTACAAAAACGGGAAGAAAGGCGGAAGGCCCAAAAATGACCCTCCAAAGCCTGCAAAAAAGCCAGCCGGAATGCGTCTGTAAATAACCCAACAATAACCCAAACGAAACCCAAATGAAACCCAACGCTAACCTAACACAAACCATAGGTGGACTAGATAGATAGAATATCTATCTATTATCATAGATAGATAGGCTTCGCCTCTCTCGCTTAAGGCGAGAGGCGAGCCATCCAGAAAGGAAACATGGCAATTTTAAAACGAGAAGAAACGGCAACAAGATCAGCAGTCCCGACAGCACCAAGCGCAGAAAAAGCGGCGATCTCGATCTTGCTCCAAAACTACGAAGTGCTCGACGCTGCAAAATGGGATGCGGATCTGTTCTTCGAGCACGCCAACCGAGCTTTGCTCTCAGCGGCCAAAGAGTGCCACAACGAAGGCTATAAGTCCGACATCTTCCGGCTCCAGGCTGTGCTCGAAGAAAAGGGAATGATCTTCGACGTTGGCGGATACCACGGCGTGACCGAAGCCTTCACGGCATACCCAACAGGTGACGCCGTCGCGGCCTTGGACTTCAGAAAAGACTTGCTCAAGGCGCGCCGGTATCGCAAAGCGATGGCTAAATTACACGAAAGCAAAGACGATATCCGCGAAATGCGGGCCGACTTAAACGGCATCGCTCAACACCTAGCGGACAGCGACGAAGAACAAGTCGGCGCTTTATCGCTCAAGCAGCAATGCACCGAGCTTCTCAACGAACTCGAAAAGACGACGCAACCCGAGCGCTTCCATACCGGCATCTCGGGACTGGATGAAAAGCTCAACGGCGGGTTTGAGCGTGGGACGCTCGCTGTATTCGCCAGCGAGACTTCGGGCGGTAAGTCTATTGCTTTGCTCCAAACCGCCCTACACGGGGCTATAAACGCCAAGAATGGCATCATTTTCTCGCTAGAGATGAGTGCGCTTCAGGTCATCTGCCGTTTAGTCGCATCCAAAAGCGGTTGGCGTTGCGTCTCGGCATACGAAAACCCGAACAAGCAACACCTAGCTGGAATGCAGAATGGTATCGCTGAAATATCGGCGCTACCGATCACTATTCACGACCAAGTATCGGACATCGATACTATCGAGAGCATTTGCCGACAACAAAAGCGAACCGGCCTTGACTGGATCGTTGTCGACTACATCCAACTTTGTTCTCCGTCCGCCGATAGCAAAAGCGAGACGCGCGAGCAACAGGTGAGCGAAGTTGTGCGCCGTCTAAAGTTGATGGCGTTGCATTTAAATGTTTGCGTCCTGACCGCTTCTCAACTAAACGACAAGGGCGAGCTGCGCGAGTCGCGCGGAATCGGACATCACGCCGATTACGTCTTACACATCGATCATGCAAACCATCCCGACTCAGAAATTAAGCTTATGAAAAACCGAAACGGTGAACGCCACGTTTCCGCGCCGGTGCTAATGCAAGGCGGCATCTCGCGCTTTGTCGATAGGGTGAAGACGAAATAGAAAATAGAAAGAAAAATGAAATGTGGATACTACCAAAACAACTACACACCTCGGACTTTGTGCCGGATACGGAGGGATTGAACTTGGGCTTAAACGAGTCATCCCAAATTTGCGCTCAGTCGCTCTTTGTGAGATCGAAGCCTTCGCCTGTGCGAACTTGGTTGCTAAAATGGAAGCGGGACTCATGGAGCCAGCACCTATTTGGACGGATCTTAAAACCTTCCCTTGGGAATCATTTCGTGACCGAGTGGACATCCTTACTGGAGGTTACCCATGCCAACCCTTCAGCGCAGCAGGAAAAAGACTTGGCACAGAAGACCCAAGACATCTTTGGCCTTTCATCGCAAGCGGAATTCGGATTCTTCGACCCAAGCTCTGCTTCTTTGAAAACGTCGAAGGACATATCTCCCTCGGACTCCGAGAAGTCGTTGGAGAGCTGGAATCAATGGGTTACAAAGTGTCGTGGGGAATATTCAGTGCGCGTGAAGTCGGCGCACCTCACCAGAGAAAGCGAGTGTTTATCATGGCCGTCTCCAATAGCCTCGGAGGTGCGGCAGGGCTTTCAAGATCGCTCGCGTGGGATGAAGGGTTCGCAAGAGTCGCTGACCACGGTGGTGGTGAAGGATGCGGCGAATTGGCCAACACCAGATGTTTCGGATCGGAGGGGGCCGAACTCCAATCAGAAGGGCTTGAGCAATTCCGTCAAGTATGGCCTTCCCGCCCCGGCGAACCCCAGCACGGATGTGAGCCGCCAAGGGTTGTGGCTCACGCCAAGAGCCAACGAGCCGGACTCCGACAGCAACTTTGTGGCGAGGAATGCGGACAGGGGCGAGCATTGCCATCCGAGTCTAAGCCAACAGGCGAAAAGTCTGTGGCCAACGATCACCGCCCACACGCCGGACATGGAGAGCAACGGCCCGAACGGACACTCAGGGACTTATCTGGCGGGTGCGGTGAAGGCAGAGGAGAAGCAATGCCAATGGGCAACGCCGCGATGTTCTATGGCGCAGGACAAGCAAGAGGACAGCGGGAAGCACAGACTTGGAGAACAGGCGCAACACAACACGACAGGCAAGCTCAACCCACGCTGGGTGGAGACGCTGATGGGCCTGCCGATAGGATGGACTATGCCGAGTTGTCAGTATCCCATCACGCCGCAGGGAGATGCGAGTCAGGAGTTCCAGTTATCAACAACAGGGAATTGGCCAACGGCATCAACAATGGATGTTATAACGCCGACCA